GCGCGGATTGAATAGCAGCCAACTGGGGCTGTCGAGCAGGGCGACTTTAGCCAACTATCACCGCCCGGGAAGTCGAATCCTTGATCTTGGCTGCTTCCCTCGCCTCCTGCAGCATCTGGCCGAGCAGGTGGTCGATGGTGTAATTCTTCCTCACCAGATTGCGGCCATCGCGGGCGATCTGCTCCCGCTCCTTGTCGTTCTCCAGATAGTACCTGATCTGATTCAGGTTCTCGATCATGTAGCCCGGCTCGTAATACGCCAGATGTACCTTGTCCTGAAACACTTCCATATTGACGGCCGCCTCGCCGGGGAGCTTGGGATACATGACGAACGTCCCACACGACATCACGTCGAACAGTTTTGACACCAGTATGTTGGACAGAGGGGGAAGACAGAAGAAAATCCGGGTCTGGCGATAGTTCTGCGCCAAGAGGTGGGTTGATTCCGGCTCCTTCATCCCGGACAGGTCGTTGACTGAAACCTGACCGACGTGGAAGTTGATGTCCGAGCCATACTTGGCCAAGGTCTCCAGATACTTCTGCCGGGTCGGATACATGGAGCCGATAAACACCACGTCGTAGAGCTTCTCGTCGTCCCCGTAGGTGTAGATCGACGGATCGGTGCCCACCGGGGTGAAGGTCCCATTATACTTGGCGGCGTCCTGCTTGCCATGGAAGCAGAAGCGATCGGCCCACGGCCAGATTTCAGTCAGGACGTTCGGCATCCCGACTTCGCCCCGGTCGGTCGACTCGTCAAAGCGGGCGACTACTGGCACCTTGGCGCGTAATTTGTCCCACTGCTCCTGCCCATAGACCGCCGCCAGCCAGCGAAAGGTGTACTCGGCCGACTGGATCAGGACCACGTCCATTGTCAGGAGAAAATCTAGCGTGGGGAGAAAGTCCCGGAAGTATTCCGGCTGTTGCACCATATTGCCCGGGAGGGCACAGGGAAAATATTCGTGGCCGAGCCGCTCGAAAGCCTGCTCATAGCCACCCACGGCGTACCAGCCCGCCAGCACGTTGCGAATGTAGAAGTTTGCGATTTTCATAGGTTAGACCGGGAAGACCTGTTCTGGGTAAGCCTGAGTTGAAAAATCCGCCGGTCAGCGGCTAAGACCGACCGGCGGGGTGAATGAGCGTAAAGCACACGGTAGAGGGAGTACAGTGAAAACTCGGGGATTTGCTAGGTGACGTCCGCTCCGCCCTCGTCAAGGACGTTGGACTTTTGCCCACCCGACAAATACCCGCGATAGGCAGCAGTTGCGGCCTGCGCGTTCATCCACGTGGTCTTGGCGGCAGCGACGTTTACCAGATTGGCGTTGAGGGTGGCGAGCGCGGCGTCCTCGGTGGCCTGCAGGGCAGCCAGCGCGGTCAGCTGTGCAGCGGTCGGTACATGCGGTGGTGCCATCGGTCAGCTCCTTGTGTTAAGGGTTAGAAATCGGTTGACCATTGAAGACGCCCGGGGGCGTGGGTGGCGGATACCATGAGAGCAGGCTAGCCTTCCCCTTGAATTCCAGCCTTGTCTACGTCCGCGCCCTTTGCCGCCGGGCGTCTTCGCAGGACAGGTTACGCGCTCTCTCCAGCCTTGGAGAGTACGTACCCAAACAGCTTGCCAAAGGCTTTCTTCAGCAAGGACGACTTCTTGGTGACCTCGGCGACGGCCTGACCGTGCATCCGGTACAGACCCACCACCAGCTTGCCGACGACCGACTTGCTCTCCCAGTTGAGCAGGAAGCGTCGGACGATCTGGACACGCGGGCCTTGGTGGAAGTCCTCGTGGAAGACCACAGCGGCGATCCAGCACGGAGCGACAAACGGACCGATACCGGTACGAATTGCCGTGATCCACGGGCAGTAGTGGGCGAGCACCTCATGGATATAGGTGCCGAATCCCCACGACCGCGTGGTGACTGGCCACTCGATGGCGTAGTAGTCACGCTGCAACAGGAATTGCCGAACTGCAGGCATCCGGCTGTGCGGATAGGGGTTCTGGTTGATGTCGTAGATCATCGTGCCAGCGGGCATCTGCGGGTGGAGCCTGATCGGGATGACCGTCCCGCCGGTGGCGTTGATCGAGTATTTGGACTTGTAACCGGTGATGACGAATCCGGCGTCCAAGCCGTTGGTCTGCTGACCATTGAGCGAGGCGAAGATGAAGCTATTCGTCCCGGTGGAGCTGTACATCGCCGCCTGCTCTAGTGCCTGTCGAACGTCGGCCGAGACGTAGATGTTATCAGGCTGGGCCTGATAGTTGTTCCACATCGTCTGCAGGTCGTTCTCCAATTCCTGAATCATGCCGTTTCCGGCCGGGGTGAAGGAGCCGCCGTTCATATCGGTCCATGTCCCGTTCAGGAAGGAGTAGGTAGCGAGACCGTCAAAATCGGTCGGCTGGAAGGAGTTGTCGGTCGAGAGACCAGCCGCGTTGCCAAGCTGGGTTCCTGCTGCCACCGCCGAGATGACGTAGGTCGGCCAAGCGGTAATTGCGCCAAGTTTCACGTTGCCAGCCGCTGCGGTCACGTTGACGCCCCAGAACCACGCGTAGGCGACAGCGCCCTTGATGGCGGGGACGGTGCAGGTGAACTTGCCAGCGGTTGCGTTGGCGGTGACGATGGCGGCCACGTTCGAAATCTGCGAGAGTCCGCAGGAGACGTTCATGGTGGTGCCGTCGGCGTTGGTCCGGGTGTAGGACGGGGTGAGGCCGCCCGAGACCGAAGGAGGAGCAGCGTAGCCTGCCTGTCCGCCCGGGTTCATACCAAAACCGGTGATGGCGACCACAGCGACCACGACGTTGGAGGAGTTGGCCAGTCCGGAGCCGGTCGTCAGGGTGACGGTCGGTGTCGCAGGCTGTCCTAGTGAGAACCCGAGGTTGCCAGCGACCGTGTTGCCGCTGTTGCCCCAGATCGTCATCATTTCCTCGCCCAGTCGCAGCCGGGCAAGGTTGCGGAAGTGCTCGTCCGCTTGGTTGTCGGTGAAGCCTTCACCGGCCCACTGCGCCGTGAAAGTTTCCGATCCTTCCTGCCCAAGCTCCTTGTAGGTGGCCAAGTAGGGCACCTGATTAGGAGTGCCGACTCCGCCACGCTGCCCCTCAAGTACTCCGGGGTAGACGTATGTGGAGTTGGGATTGCGGGTCGCCTTCCAGTTGGCGGCCAGACCGACTCCGGCGTTGACCTTGCCTGCCTTCGGGATCGACTGGATGAAGGGTGTAAGCAAGGGGAAGATCATGTAAGCGGGACCACGAAGGTCGTAGAAGTTGAAGCCGAGGGAGGTGGTGACACCAGCCTTGACCAGTGCGCGTCCTGCCGCCTTCACGATTGGGTCATCCAAGGACCACTTCTCGGGGGCGATAGAGCGGGCTTTTTTGACGAGGTCGCGGACCTTGGGATCGGTCAGGGCCTTCGCCATCCGTTGGCGCGATTGCAGGGTCGCCTGTGCGTAAATCTCCTGCGGGATTTCCATTTTCATATTGGGTTCTCCAGTGAGAAAGTCGAAGTCGGTACTGACGGTCTATACTGACCGACCGCCTCTCCTCCTTCCGTGACCGGGAACAGTAGGTAAGCGGCAGCGGTTAAAACTTGGTGGTTACCCGGGCAGCCTAGACCGCCCGGGCAGAGGACAACTTTAGATTTCGACCAGCGCCTGCAACTCGGGGTCGACGTTGGACGAGTCCACCACGGGCTGGCCACTGTGGGGCACCAGTCGGAGGCGGCTGTCGTCGGGAGCGTCGGTCGGCAGGACGGCCTTGACCGAGGTGGGGACGATCGTCCCGTTGAGGGCGGCCTGCACCTGCTCAAGCACCATCTTGCGGATGGCATCGCCCACGGCCGGGTCGTTCTCCAGAGTAGACAGCGACTTCTGGACGAGCGCGTCGGTGGTCGACTTGATCAGGCCAGCCACGCCTGCGGAGGCGGAGGCGGCCGGGTCGGCAGGTTTCGCCGGGTCAGCGGCCGGAGCAGCAGGGGCCGGGTCGCCAGCGGTCGGGGCGGCCTTCTGGACCGGAGCAGCAGCGGGGGCAGCAGCGGGAGCGGCCTTGGTGATGTCGGTCGCCGTCACAGCCTTGTCGCATTCGCTTTCCATGGCCTTGTTGTGGTCGCACATGGTTTTGCAATGGCCAGCCATCGCACCTTCGTGCTCAGCCAGTTTGGAGTAGAAAGCCTTGTGAGGGTCGTCATCATCAAGACCTTCTTGCTTGGCTTTGATGTAGGCGGCCATCTCGGTGTGGGCCTTGTGCAGCTTCTCGTAGTGAGCGGCTGTCTCGGCAAAGTGCTTCTTGTTCATGGTGGTAAATCCTCCTGTAAGAGATCACCGCCTAAACGGTGAGGAATTCGGGGGTGTAGACTGCAAAATGCGGGTCGGCCTACTGGTCGAGAACGGTGTCGATCTCGGACCGCAACTCGGTGGCTTCCTCGGCCAGCATGGACATGCAGGTGTCGAGGAGGGAGTGCAGAGCATCGCCCAGCTCCTGCGGGATGGTGGAGTCGTCGCCCTCCCACATCGCCTCGTTCTTGGTGCAGTACACCAGCCACGTCAGCTCCTGTATAAAGCGGGCGAGGCTGCCGACTTCACCGAGGCCCTTGGACAGCTTGGCATTGGCGAGGCGGCCAAGCTGGTCATCGAGCGCCAGCATCGACTTGGTGCACCGGGGGTGATATTTGTTGGTCCAGACCCGGATTTCAGTCCGGATATACTTGGAGATGGTAGAAAGCCGGGCCTTCTCGGAACTGACTTCTATCCCGAAGCGCTTGGCAGCGGCGACGATCTTGTCCCAGACCTTGGACTTCTCCCCGGCCGGGATGCCCTGTGTCTGGTCGAAACGAGCTAAAGCATTGCGGACATGAGCGGCGTCGTGGATGGGCAGCTTCCACGTCGAGGTCACCTCGGGGTCGCCCACGTAGGCGAAATCTGACGACGGAAGGTCCCGTCCTGCGACACGCTTGGTCTTCCCGGCCTTTGCGACCGCCGGGTGGGCCTGAGGGCCGAGCTTGGCCAGATTGCCCAAGGGAAGGGTCTTCTTGAACTTTCGTATTTCGACTGTTCCGTCCGACTTGACATAGGCGAAGTGGGCGTCGGCGAGGCAGGGGTTGTCGACCAAGGACGCCTCGGAGGGGTCGGCCACGTACCGCATGCAACCCTTGAAGACCGGGTCAGGCATCAACTCGCCCACGATCCGGCCGCCCTGTGAGAATCCGGTATATACGCCCTCATCGACTTTCTTCCATGCGTCGTCGTCGACGACCTTGAACCCCATGAAGATTTCCTTGTCATCGTCCCGGAATTCGAAGCCAATGCACTTCCCGGCCGCCGACAATTGGTGCATCTCCCGGAGTGGAAACAGGTTACGGCCGCCCGTCGCCTTGGACATCTCAGCGATCACGGCCTCGTAGAAAGGCTTGGACTTCTCGTAGTCGCAGACCTCGTCCTCCTTGTCGGGGCGCTCGGCCGTGACTATTCCCCAGACCTCACGCTTGGTGGGATCGACCTTGGCAAATGGGATGAACTTCGAAAATTGGTGATTCATAGACTTGTGCGCCTTGTCGGCGGCCTCCTCGTCCTTCGGTTCAAACTCGTTACAGCAATCCCCGGGGGAAACGGGCAGCAGGCCCTGATCGTTGAGCAGGTCGGCCACCTCGGGATCGGCCAGTACTTCAGGTTCCGTACAGTATCCGTTGATCTGGAAATGACAGTTGCCACAACGGAACGGCCCTTCAGAAGCCTTGACATAGCCGGTCTCGGCCGTGCCCACCGACTTGGTGGTAGTCAGGCGGCCTTTGGCGTTCGGCCCGGCCACGGCATTGGCCTGAGCGAAGGCGGAGGACTCGGCTTCCTTCTTCGACTTGCCTTCCTTGATAGCCCGGGAGTACGCCGAATTCCACACCTCCAGCCATTGCTTGCGCTTGGAGGGCGGGACGTTCTTCGGTACCTCGGAAGTTGAAGAATAGGGCATAAAGTAAAATAAAAAGACAAAAGCCTAGAAAGTAGCTACGCCAACCTTCTTCCACGTATTGGCGGCGACGCAGATGTACAGGTTGGAGCCATCCCATGTGAAGGTCCCGGGCGTCCCGGCCGCGTTCGCGGTCGCGGGAGGGGTAGAAGCCAGCTGCAGGTTGAACCCCTGCAGCTGGGGCAGGCTAGAGGGCGTTCCGTTCCAAGACGCCAGCACCTGCAGGTAAACGCCGGACGACACCCCGCCGGTCCATGTCGCCACGATGGCGAAGTAATCGTAGACCTTGGAAAGGCCAGACAGGGTACGCACGGTATTGGTCACAGTCGTGTAGGTATCGAGCACGTCGACCGACCCGTCGTTCATCCGTCCCTCGACCACGATGTTGATGGTGGCCGGGGCACCAATAATCGTGTAGGCCAAGGTCAGCGCCTGCACGGCATCGGTGTTGGCGAGGAGACCGACCGCCCCGGACTGGTTAACGAAGATCGTGGTCTGCTTGTAACGCGGCATTTGTTGGCCTACCTTGTCCTTAGTCTCGGTTTACTACCGCCACCAGCACGCAGTCGCAATTGGGATGGGCGGGGAGGTCGGGGGCGTCCTCGATATCGAAAGGTGAATTGTTGGCGTTCTCGTCGCACTCGTCGTCCCGGTCGTGGTCGGATGACACCAGCCACTCGACCTGTTCGACTAACCCGCTCTCTTTCCATGCTTCAACGTTCCCCTGTACCTGCGCCCGCGAAATCTCGGTGCGGGCGATCATGGCCGCCCGCCAGTCAGCGAATACCCCGGCCCCGTCAATGGCGGCCGCGATATCGTCGGCGGTAACGATGTCTTTCTCAAACACGTCGGTGAAAATCTTGCGGAGGTCGTCGCGGGTGGTCTCGGAAATTTGCCACTTGGCGTCCGGGTTGGGAATCAGCTTGGACTCGTCCTCCGACCAGCGCATCCCGACCATCTCGGCGGCCCGGTCCTTGGCCCACGCCTGCGCCGACCGGTTAATATCGGAAATGAACATCGAGTCGACGATGTCGAGTTGCAGGGTGGCCTCGGCAGCCCCGGAGGTCGCGGCCTCGCCTAAGTCGTAGGCGGCCTGATTTGGTAATTTGCGCCATTCGAGGTCCAAAATCTTCATCATGCGGTTGAAGACCGACTGCTCGTCGGAGGCTTTGTAGACCCGCTGACCGGTAATCTTGAGGACGCGGTGTAGCTGATCCTTGACGGCTTCCGACATCCGGATGAAGGTGTTGTGGAGGACGGTCTGGAACCGGCGCTCGGCGACCCGGGACTGGGGATTAAGGTGGCCACCCCGGACCTGCGGGCGGTGCGAGTACTTGGTCAAGTCTACCCGGCCAACCTTCAGGCTGGTTACTTCGTAAGTCCCAGTCTCAGTGGTTGGTAATTGGAAACCTACCGGCCCCTTGGGGTGACCGTGACCGTTGGCTTTTTTGGGGGGTAGGCTACGGGCGTCAGCGGATCGGGCATCCACAGTCTTAGCTGGCGGGCGATAGGGAAGCGACAATTTCTCCAGCCTCCGCAATTCCCGATGTAGACAGCCCATGCAGGCGTCGTCATAAGCTGGGTGGTCGGAGCAGTGCGCCTTAGCATTTCCTTTACCGTTGCCATTGGGCCGGGGTCCGCCTTTGCCGCCACCGTCGCCACCAGAATCAGGACCGCCACCCTTATCACTGTCCCCAGCAGAACCGCTATTACCTTTTTGGTCATTTGGTCCACCCTTGCCACCGCCATCTGTCAACTGCGGCATATCGCGCTTGCCATCTGGTCCCAGACCATCCCGGGGGGCGAACCCACCCGACCCGTCGTGGTCCATTCCGGCCTGCACCGTCGGAAGACCGATCGGCACGAACCCGGTCCCGGTGATCACGCCCAGCATGTCGGCTTCCGGCTCTTTCCGTGGTTCTTCGCCCAGTCTCTCCCGGCCTTCGTTGGGCGTAATCATGGCGGCCCCGACCAGCACCTTGGCGGTCTCGGCCTCCTTGGCCGGGTCAGCCTCGGCGAACGGGTTAAAGACCAGTTCGTAGTCCGCCAGCCCCATCTTCTTCTGGATGATGAAATTGATGGTGCCCCGTACCCAGCTCAGCCACGGCAGCAAACCTTCGATATTGGCCGCCTCCTGCTGGGACTCGGCGTTCCTCGTCCCCATCATGCGCATCAGGCGCTGGGGAGAAGTTCCATAGGCAAAGCAAATCTTGCGAATCTGGACCTCGTCGTAGAGGTCGGCCAAGAGCGGCTCCTTGGCCATAATGATCTGATCGTCCTTGCCCGGCTCATTGAAGCCCTGCACCATACGCCACTGACGGCGGGCGGACAGGTTGCCAGCCAAATCGCTATTCATCCACGCCATCGCCTCCGAAATCTTGTCCGGCGGCGTACCCTTGGGGACGACCTGCACCACTCCGGGGATAGAACCTTCGGTGTAGTAGGCGAGGACGAATTGCAGGCGCTGGACGCCAATCTCGATTTCCTTGGCGATCTGCTCGGTGGGCGACATTCCGTACATCTGTGAGGAGACCGTATTACGAGGGACGATATTTCGTGGGCGGTAGATCAGCTGATCGGTGTTCAGGTTGACGAGCGGCAGCCCCCACCACGTCTGGGCATAGGCCGGTTGCGGGGCTAGGGGTGTCCACCCGTTCTCGTCGATG